GTTCTCTGAGGGTGAGAAACAACGTATCGACCTCGCGTTACTATTCACGTGGAGACAGGTCGCAAAGATGAAGAACTCTGTTGCGACTAACCTACTGATCCTTGACGAGACGTTTGACTCTTCTCTGGACGTAGAGGGTATTGACAATCTTACTAGTATCCTAGATACACTGGACGGTGACACAAATACATATGTAATCTCTCATAAAGGAGAGTTACTCGATGGCAAGTTCGAAGATAAGATCGAGTTTGTCAAGAAGGGTAACTTTAGTTCAGTACATGAAGGATGATTATTTCGTACAGGTTCATGATGAGTTGCTTTCTCCGCAGGTCGCAGAAGCGGCATCACGATACTGTGATCATCTACTCAATTCTGAGGATCATGTGTGGACGACTAACTTTGCATGGGCAGCGAAGAAACCAAAACATTTCGCCCACCCGAAAGCAGAACGTTATGAAAACCTTTGTCTAGTACATAAGATATGGGAGAGTAATCCGCAGTTGTGGGAAAACATTGTAAGAGATATACAGAAGATATATCCTCATTGGCTTCCTGAAACCCGTGAGGCTATGCAATTCTTTGTATGGACTGGTGGGTCTAGGATTGAATGGCATAGTGATTTTAAACACGATGACTCTAAAGATCCACGAATCCGTTCTGGAGCGATAACCATCTATCTGAATCGTCACTGGGATATAGAGTGGGGAGGGGACTTTCTGTACAAGAACGAAAAAGAAGAAGTACAGAGAGTCACCCCCAGTTACAACAAGGCAGTCGCAATACGAGACGTAGAACATAGATCTACAGAGATCCAAGTGAAACGTTTTCGGAAATGTATTCAAATATTTTTAAAAGATGTACAACCAACGCTTGACAACAACACAAACTTCTGTTAGAATGTACTTTAATTAATCGAGGAATATATTATGGAATTAACAGATCGCGCCTCACAGGTTCTACGGAACTTCGCGGGTATTAACGGAAACATCTACTTCAACGAGGGTAACGTAGTACGTACTGTCTCGGAGTCGAGAACTGTACTTGCAAAGGCAACCCTAGACGTGGACTTTCCCACATCGTTTGGTATCTATGACCTGCGCGAGTTCCTAAGTGTAATGGGATTGGTAGACAGTCCTAACTTAAACTTTGATCAATCTAGTGTTGCGATCTCTGATTCAACGGGTCGATCTAAGATCAAGTACTTCTATTCTTCACCCGATACCTTGACTACCGCAAAGGGTGACTTGCAGTTACCGTCTGAGGATGCGTGGTTCACTCTGGATGCACAGACTCTGAGTCGTGTCAAGAGTGCTGCTGGTGCACTTGGACATAGTGAGGTTAACGTTCATATAGATAATGGTCTTATGACGTTAACTGTGAAAGACAATGATGACGAAACGTCTCACGCATTTAGTATTGTTGTGGAAGGTGAGTCTCAGTGTGATGATCTGAAGGTTGTATTCAACATTAACAATATCAGATTGTTGGAGGATGGTGATTATCGTGTGGCATTATCCTCGAAGTATATTTCACATTTTGTGAATAAGGAATCCAATATGGAGTATTGGGTAGCGCTACAGAAATCCAGTCAATTTAATTAAAGAGGAATAAACTTGTGGATAATGATGTAATGGATCTAGTAAACCGTGTAACACGCAGTACTGTCGCGGTTGTAGATACTGTCGCCGGTCGCGGTGGCTTTAGAGGTGAAGAGTTATCAACTATCGGTCAACTTCGAGATCAGTGTATCTCATTGATCCAAAAGGTTGAGGCGCTTCAAGGTGAAGGCGAAACCCCAACGGAGGAGTAATCATGGGTGAATCAATCGCAGTGGGTCTAATTTTTACCCTTGCTCTGGTGGCTTTTGGTATCATGTACGTTATTAATGTTGAACGTACTTTGAGAAAGAAATCCCCCAAGGTAAGTCAAAAATCCACAAAAGTAGTAAAACCCGCCAAGGTAAAGGCACCTGAGATTAATATCGCAGATCTAAATGAGATGACCAACGAACAACTGTTCGAGATGGGATCTAAACTAGACCTTCCGGTATACAAATCTTGGTCAAAGGTGAAGTTGGTGACCGCACTCGCGGAACATCATCAACTCCATTGAGATAGGGGAACTTCGGTTCCCTTTTTTCTTGCCAATTTGTTTCATATAATGTACAATGTACACTTAAAGAAACAAAATTATGTATACTACAATGTATACTCTAATCTATATTATGGAAACCTTTTATGACTGATACCTTTCTATGGTGCGAAAAGTACCGCCCACAAAACATTAACGATGTAATCCTACCACCCAACCTGAAAAAAACCTTCACTGAGATTGTTGAGACTGGTGAACTACCAAACATGTTGTTCACGGGTACTGCGGGTCTGGGTAAGACTACAGTCGCACGTGCGTTATGTAATGTACTTGACCTTGACTATATTCTAATCAATGGTTCGGAAGACGGTAACATCGATACCCTGCGTGATAAGATCAGACGTTTTGCGTCATCTGTATCTCTCATGGGTGGTTACAAGGTTGTCATTCTAGATGAGGCAGACTACCTTAACCCACGTTCTACCCAACCTGCATTACGTGGATTCATTGAAGAGTTCTCTGACAACTGTCGATTCATCATGACCTGTAACTTCAAGAACCGCATCATTGAACCACTCCACTCTCGTTGTGGTGTGTATGAGTTCAATACATCTAGAAAACAGATGGCGGGTCTATGTTCTGACTTCATGTCTCGTGTGACTGATATTCTAGTCAAGGAGAAGGTCGAGATAGAGAACCAACAAGAAGTCGCAGAACTCATTCTGAAACATGCACCAGACTGGAGACGTATTCTCAATGAACTACAACGTGCATCTATCGGTGGTACTCTCCGTATCGGTAACCTTAACAAGACAGATGCATCCTACGATGTACTGTACAAGTCTCTGAAGGAGAAGAACTTCAAGGTGATGCGTCAGTGGGTCACTAACAACATCGATATTGATTCGTCTGTTATCTTCCGCACTATATATGATCAGATGTTCGAAAACATCGATCAACAATCCATTCCTCAGTTAGTATTGATTCTTGCTGATTACCAATACAAGGATGCGTTTGTTGCTGATCATGAATTGAATATGGTCGCCTGTCTCACTGAAGTCATGGCGAATGTGGAGTTAAAATGAAAATAATAGTTGTGGGATATGGCCCAGTAGGACAGGCGACTGCCTCTGCATTGAGGAATCATCCTAACGTAGATTTGTTTATTGATGATCCCGCGATGGGTCACATGTATAACCACGGTGAGTACAGTGGATTAACGGAACCTGATGGTGTTATCATCTGTGTGGCGACACCTATGGATCCTGATACTGGTGCATGTACGGTAGATAATGTCAGAGATGTTATGGACAAGTACGAAGGTACTAAGATCCTAATCAAATCTACTACAGATCCTGTGTGGTTGCGTGATAACTGTAATGAAGATGTGACCTTTTGTCCGGAGTTCCTAAAGGGTACTACTGGTGCAGATCCTACTCAAGAGTTCTTGGAAGGTGAGTTCGCCATCTATGGTGGTGGTCATATGCGATTCTGGCATGAACTATTCAAACCTGTTCTACCCAATCTGAAGACAGTAAAGTTCGTAACGCTAGAACAGGCTGCATTTGCAAAGTACACCCTCAATTGTTTCCTTGCAACCAAAGTAACGTTCTTTAATCAGATGGAACATATCTACAGAAAGGCGGGGTTCAAGGACTTTGATATCATGGTTGATGCCTTGCAGGTAGATCCTAGAGTTGGTGACAGTCATACACAAGTGCCTGGCCCTGATGGTATGTATGGGTATGGTGGTCACTGTTTCCCCAAGGATATGAGTGCGATGAATGTGATGGGTGAGGCTTGCAATGCTAACACAGATCTGTTAAACTACATCATAAACCTAAACACTGAATTACGTATAAAGGGTGGTTATGAGTACTAATAAACCTTTCGACTATATTACTGCAATCAATTCTTCTAAGAAGGATCTAATGCAGACTCGTGAGGACGAGAAAGTATACCTACCTTACATTACCAATGGCACTTTGTCATACTTCGCGGATACTGTTCAGGCAGCAAATGTCATGAATCAGTATTATGATCTCGACAATAAGCTTCAATTCGACTTTTTACTAAATATAATTAGAAAAAGAAAACGGTTCTCCAAGTGGAATAAACCGTCTGAAATTGAAGCGTTGGATGCGGTAAAGGAATATTATGGATATAGCAATGCTAAAGCAAAGTCCGTTATGTCACTTTTATCCCCTCCTCAAATAAAAGAGATAAAAGCGAGGACATATAAAGGTGGAAGAAACTAAGCCATGGACACCGGACGACATGTTAGAGATCGTCCTAAATGAACCAGATGATTTTTTGAAGGTACGAGAAACTTTAACCCGTATTGGCGTTGCAAGTCGCCGCGAGAAGAAGTTGTACCAGTCTTGTCATATTCTACACAAACAGGGTCGGTACTTCATAGTACACTTCAAAGAACTATTTTTACTTGACGGTAAGAAATCTAATCTAGAGTTGTCAGATCTACAGAGACGTAATAGTATCACAACGTTACTGGCAGACTGGGGATTAGTTCAGATCGTTGACCCTAACCTAGCCGCAGACTGTGCACCACTCCGACAGATCAAGATCATTGGTTTCAAGGAGAAAGACGAGTGGAGTTTGTGTCCGAAATATAACATTGGTACCAGATGAGTCAAACTCTTCCCACTGCGGAACAGATAAAATATCGTAAACCGACATTTGGGAAGTTTGAAGAGACTGATCTCTGGAACTGGGATGGTGCGTTGAGGTTTCTTGACACCCATCCTGAAGAGATCATCGATCATCACAAAGATAAGATGCGGTTCTTTTTAAAGAACGCTCACAAGAGACCATCGTCTCCAACGTTTTCAAAAGAAGTCGTAAAGATGATGGAGAAGAGGTTTCACGAGAACCCGATTACGAACATCTGTTTCTTCGGGTTCGGTAGAGACTGTGACAGTTATCCTTGGCACAAAGACAAGATGGATGTATTTCTTGTTCAAGTGTTAGGGGAAATAAAGATCCGTGTAGAGAATACGGATCATGAAGATGAACCTCGTGCGTTTCTGCCAGGCGATTGTGTCTGGATACCACGAGGGACTCATCACCAGATCATCACTGAGAACTCTCGGGTCACGTTCTCATTTGGTGTAGAACAACATCCCGACCCATCCACCTATGTTGAGTTATAGTTATGATTGAGTATGGAGAAAGATCTTGGAAGTATACAGTGCAGGTTGCGGAGAAGACCGTTGAGTTGCACTGGGTAGAAGATGGTAGTTATTTACCAGTAATTTTACCAATCGTCTCAAACTAGAGACAAAGTTTGTATAAATAACACCGTGATGCGGAATGGTTCCGGTCACACTAACAACACCCTTGTTTAACTTATTAAAGAGGAAACCGTTATGGTAACTAAAGCATTTACTTTCCCACGTTCGCACTTTATTGGATTTGATCACGTATGGTCGGAGATAGAAAAACTTTCTGATGTAGCCAATGGCTCACATGGGAAACTCTATCCTCCGCACAATGTCGTGCGTCATTCTGAAGATGAGTTTAGTGTCGAACTCGCTTTGGCGGGATATAAGAAAGAAGATCTGACCGTAGAAGTACGCGAAGGGATTCTTTACGTTGTAGCCCAAGGTCGTGAGACCGTTGATGAAAGCGAGATGAATCGCGAGTATATCCACAAAGGAATATCAACGAAAAAGTTCCAAAGAACCTTTAGATTGTCAGAACACGTTGTTGTAGATGGAGCTGACTTCACGGATGGACTACTAGTCATTAAACTGAAAGTAGAACTTCCCGAAGAGAAGCGTCCCCGTAACATCCAAATAGGATAACTCGGAGGAGTATCATGAGGAAAAGTCTAATCTTGGTTGGACTCACTTTCCTCTCTTCATTTGCGACTGCAAGCGACATAGAAGAAGTAACAGTAACAGCTAGACGTTTGTCTATGGACTTACTACATACCTCTCAATTAGAGCTTCAAAAGGAGTTCAATAAAGAACTCAAGATGATGCTTAGTGTTGCACAACCCGCGATACCACCATTCAATGTGAAGTTTTCATTGACTGAGGGATGGGTTGAACAAACAGACAATATTGATGATGAGAAAAGTGACGAGACCAGTAGCTAGAAAGAACGGAAGAGAGGGCGTCAAAACCCTCTCTTTTTTATTGTCTAGATATAACAAGTGAAATGAAAAGGTGATTTTATGAGATATGTTATAGTTGGAACCCCCACCTGTGGGTACTGTCGACAGGCAAAACAACTCTGTACCGATAAACAACTTGAGTATGAGTACGTCTGTCTGACGCAGGTTGCCCCTGCGGAACAAGATCGTCTCATGGAGGTCGCAGGTCAAGCGTTTCGTACAGTTCCACAGATCTTTACCGTAGAGGGAGATGAGTGGAGTTATGTTGGTGGTTATACTGAGTTGAGGGAGTCGTTATGAAAGCAGGGAAATTATGGGGACAGACAGAATTAGTCGCCGCAAATGGTGTACTGGAGTTCCATAGAATAGAGTTTAAAAAAGGTTTCAAGTGTTCGGAACATCTCCACGAGTTTAAGTGGAATGGATTCTTTTGTGAGTCCGGTGAGATGATAGTACGGGTATGGCAAGACGGTGATCAAGACGGTCTAGTCGATGAAACTGTTTTAAGAGCAGGTGAATATACTCAGGTAAAGCCGGGTCAGATTCACCAGTTTGAAGGTACTAAAGATGGGGTTGCATTCGAGTTGTATTGGGCAGAGTTCAACCATAATGATATTGTACGAAGAGTGGTAGGTTCTAAAGCATAATGCAAGGTATAGCACGCGGCATCATGAATGTCGACTTCGGTAATCCACTTGCAGTGAAGTATATGCAAGTGGCATTAGAATCCTTTCAACGTGTGTCAGACATCTTTGAGGTGACGGTGGTACAATGTATCACCCCTGACACATTACTAGAAGGGGTTAACAACGACCTTTCCGGCAGGTCACCACAGGAACTCGCCGCGTTTCATTCTCATTACCGTGCAGCAAAACGCATGGCGAAAGGTGAACGTATATGGATGTTGGAACATGACGCATTCCTGAGACCTGAGTGTGAAGATACTTTCCGTATGATCATGTCTAAGTGGTCATCCAAAGACTCTTCTCTACAATTGGGTATGGCAAACGAGTTCTGGACTACTACACCTAAGATTGCAGCCATGTACTGTAAGGAGTTTGAAAACGGATACAAACGTGGCCCGATGCAGTTGTTGCATGTTGTGACCGATGAGTACTGTCGTTCTAAAAACAATACCCATCCCAACACCTATTGGCCCGCAAACCGATTCAAGAACCCTGAATACTGTAACAAGACAGGACTGAACGTTGACGTGAGTTCTGCATATACCAAACCGTTGAAGATATGGGATTCTCCAATCATTCAGATCATTGATGAGGAGTTTGGTGGTACTGTGACCGATACAGGCAAGCGTAAATACGATAGGGAAGTTCATCCAGATTATTCTTGGATAACGCTTGACAAGTAGGGCGGTATTTGATATACTGCGTACATGAAATATTATACCAATGTGACCCGTTACGGGAACAATATCTTGCTTCGCGGCATCGAGGATGGTCAACGCATCTCCGATCGCATTCCCTTTAACCCTA